TCGCCTGATCTTGCTGACGCCGTGTGCCTGACGATGGCGTCAGACGCGGCAACGGCCCTGAGCGGGCCGATGTCACGTTGGCGTGGTGCGCTTAGGCGCAATTTGCAGGGGATTGCGTGACCGCGTAAAAAAGTTTACCCTACCCACACATGGACAAGCGTTATTGCTCGCGCTATCTATGCCTCAAGCGAGTTTCCTCCCTGTCTCGCGCAACTTGGCCCCGCCGCGTTCCTCCCATTGCGCGCGCGGGGTTTCTTTTTGGCGTTTTAGTGTTATTATGCGGGAAGATATAACGGAGGTTACGATGCCTAAAGTTGGATCGAAGCACTACGCATATACGCCCAAAGGTATGGCGAAAGCCAAGGCCGCTGCCAAGAAGTCTGGCAAAAAGGTGTCATACGCGAAGAAGAAGAAGTGATGTGGACGGCGCTGCTTTTGCTTTGCAGCGTCGAAGGTAAATGCTTTGCGTTTGGTGGCCCCGTAATGCAGAGCGAAAGCCAGTGCATACAGTCCATACCGCAGGGGCTGAAATACGCGCAGCAGACGTTTCCTGCATATCGCGCAATAGATTATCAATGCGTCCAGTGGGGCGAAGGAGCTTAGATGGCTAAGGGTTTATATGCCAACATCCACGCAAAGCGTAAGCGCATTGCTGCTGGGTCTGGCGAGAAGATGCGCAAGGCGGGCAGCAAGGGCGCGCCTACCGCGAAGGCGTTTAAGAAGTCAGCGAAGACCGCGAAGAAGAAATAGCATGGCACGCACCAAGGCAGAGAAGATCGCATCCGCGAAGAAGCGCCACGGGTTCACGGCGGTGAATAAACCGCGACGCGGCGGGCCGAAGAAGTTTGAAGTGCTGGCGGTTGAGGGCGACACGGTGAAGAAGGTTAACTTTGGCGATCCCAACATGTCCATCAAGAAGGATCAGCCCAAGCGCAAATCGTCCTACTGCGCACGCTCCGGCGGCATTAAGGGCAAGAGTAGCAAGCTGAGCGCGAATTACTGGTCGCGCCGCGCGTGGGATTGTTGATATGGATACGCTGGATCTCAGATCGCAATACGCAGATTTAACGGGCGACGTTAAAAACGCTTACGCCATGCGCGAAGACGGGCCGGAGGGCTTCTTGTATTCCGATAACACGATACGGCGCGCCCTTGAGCAGCATGGCAGCTTGTATGACGATCCAGACACCGCATCGCGAAATCAGCAAGCCGCCAACCAGTTTTTTGCTGAACAAGGCCCGCGTGCCGGCGTTTTGTCATCTATGGTGCAGTCTCGCCTGCCAAACCCTACCGCGTCTAAGATGCGCGTTGAGGGGCTTCTTGGCGACGCACGCGAGCTTTACGGGGTCGAAGACTATGGTCAGGCCGTGCGGTCTGGCGTGCGCGCCCTGAGCGAGCTTGTTAGAGGCGACCGCCGCAGCAAAGCAGGCGCGGCCATGGGTATATTTGATTTTTTGAGGAACATGTAATGGCGACCGCTGAAGGGTTAAGACGCCTACGCGAAGAGCAGAGCGTCTTTTCTGCGCTGTATGATTTCGCCCACCTGAGCAACCTGTCTGCCGCCAACGTATCGCCTCTTGGTGGCCTTTTGGCGCAATCTGGTGTATCTGATAAGCAGGCTGAGCGCATAGAGGAATATTTGCGCAGAAGGGGATTGTTAGACTAATGGCTATTTCAACATACACGGATCTAAAGACGTCGATAGCCAGCTGGCTAAACCGCGATGATCTAACGTCTGTCATCCCTGATTTTATTTCGCTGGCAGAGGCTGGCATTAACCGTGATCTGCGGCACTACAAGATGATCGAGCGCGCAGACGCCACGCTTGACAGCAGATACGTGCAGATGCCTGCGGATTGGATGGAGACTGTCAGGTTCAGCATCACGTCCGGCGACACGTATCGCCTTGAGCTGGTTTCGCGTGATGACATGCTTGAGTATCGGCAGAAGACAGCGGATACGTCTGGCCGTCCACGGTTTTACGCAAACATTGGCGATACGATTGAGGTGTTCCCGACGCCTGATGCTGACTACACGATGCAGCTGCAATATTACGCCAAGACGCCAGCGCTGAGCGATAGCAACGCATCTAATTGGCTGCTGCTGGACGCGCCGGACGTTTATCTATACGGCACGCTTATTCAGTCGGCACCATATTTGCAGGATGACGCCCGCACGCAGACTTGGGCTGCGCTTTACGCGGCGGCGTTGCAGTCGCTGCAAAAGGCGTCCGATGACACGCGATTTGCTGGTTCGGGCCTTAGAATGCGCGTTACTAGCTACTGATCTGAAAATGGTGTATGGTTCACCTAGATATATCTAACGGAGAAATCCATGTCTTTAACAAATGCATTTGAGACAAGTACGCTGAAGTATTTGTTGACCACCGACAGCGTAACGCGCCCTACAGCTTGGTACGTTGGATTGTTTACATCTGATCCCACAGATACCGGCGCTGCTGGCACAGAAGTTTCCGGCAACGGCTACACCCGCAAGGTTGCCTCATTCACTGTAACCGGCGACACTGCATCAAACTCTGCGTCGATTGAGTTTCCTGCGGCAAGCGGTGGCAACTGGGGAACGGTGGGCTGGATCGGCATTATGGACGCGTCATCTGGCGGCAATATGATTATCCACTCTGCTTTGACAACCGCCAAGGCGATTAACGACGGCGATGTGTTCCGCATTCCTACGGGCGATCTTGACGTAACGGCGAGCTAATGGGCTTACGCTCAACATATAACTCAGGGGTTTATAACTCTGGGTTATACGGCGAGCCTGAGACAACGCAGGGGGCGGCTTCTGCGGCTATTGGCGTTTCCGCATCTGCGTCTGCCGTTACGATTGTAGACGGAGCAGCGGCCACCGCCATTGCCTTTGCCGCATCGCAGCCAACTGGCGTGCGCGTTGTTGATGCGTCTGCAAGCATAAGCCTTGGCGGCATTGTTTCTGTTAGCGCGGTAAAATACGAAGTTATCCACGGCTTCAGAGCCGGTTACGGGCTTAACACCTACGGGTCGTATATATACGGCAAAAACATCAGCATCGAGGAAGGCAGCGCGTCTGCCAATATTGCTTTTGCCGCGAGCGTTTCCGGCGGTGTAACGCGTAATGTTTCGGCCTCAACTGCGATTGCATTTACTGCAATAGCAAACGGCGTTTACGATGTGGTTGCCTCAACGACCGCCGCTATTTCAATTTCGTCCGATATAGGGTATATCAGAATAAGGACTTTTGCGGTTTCCGACAATATCGCGTTTACGCCTGTCGTGAATGCTAGGTACAAGTGGGAAGACGCACCCGACCCGACTAACATATGGACAGAAGCATCTGATCCATCAACAACTTGGACAGAAGCAGACTATTTAGAGAGGGCCGCATAATGCCTACGACAACGACGAATTATTCTTGGAATAAGCCAACCGTAGGCGGCGACGAGGACGCTTGGGGTGGCTTTCTAAACGGTAACTGGGATGCTCTTGATACGTTGCTTGGCGGCGTTACAAACACTGAGTTTCAAATTCTTGACGGCGCAACCGTCACAACAGCTGAGCTTAATTACTTGGATGGCGTCACTTCTAATGTTCAAACGCAGCTTGACGCCGCTGCAACAACTGGCAAGGCGATCGCAATGGCGATTGTTTTTGGTTAAAGGAGAAGCCTCATGGCCGCACCAAACGTAGTAAATGTAGCCACGATCACCGCTAAGTCGGCAATGGTGGCTTTGTCTTCAACATCCGCAACCACACTGGTCAGCAACGCTGGGTCAAGCAACAAGGTTTTCAAGATCAACATGATCCAAGTTGCAAACGTGGATGGTTCTAACGCATGTGACGTGACCGTAGATATGCACAGCGCAGCATCTGGCGGTGGCACAGCTTATTCGCTGGTTAGCACTGTTTCTGTTCCCGCTGACGCTTCTTTAGTTGTGTTGGATAAAGGCACAGCTTTGTATCTTGAAGAAGACCGTTCCATTACGGCGACTGCTGGCACTGCGAATGATCTGGAAGTGATCGTTAGCTACGAGGAAATTAGCTAATAGGAGCCTCTGATGGCTAAACGTACAGGCGGTTTTATAGGCCAAGACGGACTTAATGCACCTGATCCAGCGACAGGGGTTAGTGCTTCTGGTGGTGATACACAGGCAACGGTTAGCTTTACTGCGCCTAGCGATGTTGGTGGGGCGGCTATTACTGGTTATAGTGTGCAATCAAATAATGGTGATGGCACTTTTGAAAGCAGCTATGATTTAAATGGTGCTAGTTATGATAGTGTTAGCTTTAGTGTTGCTGGGCAGGATAACATACCTACAGGCTTAGTTTTCAACAACGATGGCTCAAAGATATACATTTGTGGTACTCAGAATGAGTCTATTTACCAATACTCCGTATCTACCTCCTATGACATTAGTACAGCTTCATATGATAGCGTTAGTTTTAGTGTTTCAGGACAAGAGTCTAACCTTCAAGGTTTTATCTTTAGTGCTGATGGCGCTAAACTTTTTGTTGTTGGTGCTGGCAGTGACACTGTTTACCAATACACCCTATCTACAGCTTTTGATTTAAGCACTGCTTCTTACGACAGCGTAAGTTTTAGTGTAGCAGGTCAGGACACCAACCCTTATGATGTCATCTTTAACGATGATGGCACTAAGATGTATATTGCAGGTAACGGCACAGATGCTGTTTACCAGTACTCCCTTTCGACAGGTTTTGATCTATCAACTGCTTCCTATAACAGTGTTAGCTTTAGTGTTTCAGGACAAGATGCAACCCCTGTTGGCATACGTTATAATGATAATGGCACTAAACTATTTATGCTAGGTGCTACCAACGACTCCATCTACCAATACTCTTTGTCTACAGCTTTTGACTTATCTACAGCCTCTTATGACTCTGTAAGTTTTAGTGTGGCTAGTCAGTCCACAGCACCTCAAGGAGTGACCTTAAGTGCTGATGGTACTAAGATGTATGTTGTTGATGCAATAGGGGATGCAGTATACCAATACTCCACAGGTCAATTGGGCTACCCCACATCCTCACCCGTCACCGTCACCGGCCTCACCAACGGCACAAGCTACACGTTCAACGTATGGGCGATCAATCCGTTTGGGTGGTCTAGCCCTAGTGGTGCGAGTGGGGGTGTAACGCCATTTCTTCCAGATAGCGCCTTTTTCGGTGGCGGACTGGCGGGCTACCCAACGCTGCTTATTGAAACCGTTAAAATTTC